TAAAGGGTTATGAATATCAGGCTATTATTTGGGGTTCTGTTAGAAACGAGTAAAAACACAATAAAATGATACATTTAAACGAAAACAATAAGATTTGGGTAAAATTATCAATAGAATTGATTTCTTTGATAGGTAGGGAGAAATCAGACAAGATACTTTTAACAATAAACAAAGGTAAAACGACCGCAAATGAGAATATAATTAAACTTAAAAAACAAATAAAACTATATAAATAGTTAGCAATAAAAAACCTCTTAAATTAACTTTTAAGAGGTTTTTTATGCCTTATAATTACCAACATACAACTAAACAAATAACACTTTAAAACCTCTTAAATTAACTTTTAAGGGGTTTTTTTATGTCAAATAGTTACATAAATAATTAATTTAAGTACAAAGTAAATTTTAAAACAGAACAAAAATACTTTTTTGATGTTATGACAACATAGCAATAAAACTTATTTTTGTATAAGTTCTTTTACTTATTTATTCTAATCAATAGCACAGCACAACTATGCTTAAATAATTGCTTTAAAACGTGTTAAAATACGCTTAAAATTTAGCCTTTATCAATTGGATTAAAAAAGTAGATGACAAACAACAAATTAATTTAATATGCAAATTTATAACAACTTTATTTTATTATTTAGAATCGTTAAAAATAACGTGTTAAATTTTGTTAATTATTTGTTTTATTCAAATATTGTTTTTGTGACAATCTGTCACTGTCAATCTGTCAGTGTCATTTTGTCACGTGACATTCTGTCAGACCACCCCCGTCATGTTAAACACCCCCCGTCATGTTAAACACGGGGTATTATGTTAAACACGGGGTATTATATTAAACATAAATTATAGCATCATATTAAACGCTCTATCTAATTACGTAAACGCCACTATTTATTCCTTGAATTAAATACATCATCGCATAACGAATCGCATCCATAAAGTGATTAAATTTATCAATAGGAACTTCTCCCTTCTCTTTCCAAACGTAATTGTTAAGCTCTCTTATTATTCCGTGGGCATTCCTATCTACTATAATCTCGTAGTCCTGCATCAACGCAATTCCTGATAATATACTACCTTTCTTTTTTATAGTTGGTTTTATGTTAAGACCCAACACTTTCAATTCATTCACAAGTCGGGGTTCAGAGTTGTCTGATATAATTAAATCCATACCGCATTCTCTCTTATTTAATACAGAAATCTCTGACGTGCTTAGACCCTTCTTTCCGTACACCTCCTTAATCCAAACCTTTCGAGCGTGTTTGTCTACCGAAATTTTAACAAGTGTCGTTAAATCCTCTGAGAATCCAAAATCCTGCCCATAGCAAGTAAGTTCTGTTGGGATAAAGTCACCTACCTTCCATCTCTTGATAATCGTACCTTCAGCTTTGTTTAACCATCCTCCAAGAATTTGGTGCTGATACTTGTCAGGTCGTTTACGCTTCATCGTATCAATCTGTTGCAAGAAAGACGCTGAAAGATTCTTTTTGTTATCTCTGTAATCTGTGTGTATGTAAGTAACTCCGTTCTTAGTCAAATTAGAGCCGTCTAAGACACTTTCTGACTGAAACCACCTCTTATATATCCAATGCTCTTTAGTGGTCGGATTCATTATTAAAATGACCCTATTCTGCTTTAGCTGAGAACGTATGGAAAAGTCAATCTTATCAAAAGTAGCCTCGTCTACTAATTCCTCTGCCTCATCTACAACAAATGTAGTAATACCGTTAAGAGATTTAAGTGCTGCTGTGTTATTTCCTGAAGATGTCTTTATTCCCTTAAATATAATACTACTACCTGTCTTAAGGTTCATTATTTCATCTTTAGTAATTCTGTAATCATCCTGCACACCCATTATGTCAATCTTTTCTATAAATTCAGGCATAATCGATGTATGAGCTGACACCATAGTATATCTTGAAAATAAAACCTTGTGACCCGCCTCGTATGTTAGGTTTAATAAAAAAACAGTTACACTAAAACTCTTACTACTACCCCTTCCTCCTGTGATTACAAAATACCTTGACTCATCCTTAAACAGAGGCATATATTTCTTATGTATAGTTACTTTACTATTCATTTAATTGTTTTAGTTTAGATAAGTATGCGTTAGACGCTTCAATTTCACAATCAAATCTACCTAAATTCTTTTGCTTACTGTCAATCTTAATGCTTGCAAACCATTTGTTCCTGCTTTTATCCCAACAAACACCTGTAAATTTAGATGTAGGTGCTTTATTTGTAGTATAGTTTAGTCTATTATTTCTTGGTGAAACTTCTCTAAGGTTTAATATGTGATTATTAGACCTATTTCTATCTATATGGTCTATAACCAATCCTCTATTCTGACCTGAAGATTTATGATTTAGAAAAGCTGTAGCTACTAATTTATGAACCTTAAAAGATATACCGCCTATTCTTAGTTGCTTGTAACCATCACTATTTAATGAGGATTTCATAATTATTTTAGATTTTTTACTATATATCTCTCCATAGTTACTTACTAAGTAATCATTAAACCCCTCTATATTTTCCCATTTTTTATTAATCATCTGTTCTTGGATTTGTGGTTATGTCTATAACTTTATCCTTGACCTTTTTTCCAACGTCACTATCTCCAAAGAAGTTTATAATTGGTGCAGACTTTCCTACTTCAGCCACATCTTTCTCATCACCATAAGCTAAATCAATAAGCAACTTCATATGATTGTAACTACCTTTCTCCGCTGACTTAGCGATAGACTCAAAGGCATTTACTTCACTTCCAAATATATTTTTAATAGCTTTCTTGGCGTACTGCTTCTTTCTGCTCTTCTTAGCTCCATTCATCGCAGGGGTGTTAGACCTTTCATTGTTAGGTATAGGTAGCTTAGGTATAGACTTCTTAGCGGAGTTGCCTTTCCTGCCATCTGTACTTTTAATTTCTTCTGATTTACTCATATTAATATAACTAAAAAAAGGGTGTTCTGTTTTTATAACTTACTATAAAATGCATTAAAACGCAATTTTATACAGATGTTGGTAACAATAAAAAGTTTATATAATTTCCCAAAGACCTGTTTTAGTGTTAAAAATTTTAGCTTTACTTTGCCTGCTAAAAGTTATTTCTTCTTTTTTACTATTACCAACAATGTTTAAAGATAATTGCTCGTTTCGTTCTTGTTTATACACTTCTTCAATTTCCTTTACAATATCCAAATTATAACATCCTCTTTTTTCTAAAATTTGTTTTATTTTTTGTTCTTTAGTCATTTTGTTTCTATTTTATTTATTATCTATTCACTTTAATATCCGCAACAATCTTTAAACCTAAAAGTTGTAAAGCATATTGCTAATTATTATAATAGTCACATAAGTAAGTTCTAAACTCATTTGTTTCCTCTATTAATCCACTATCATTACATTTACCGCAAGACGTTTTACAACAAAGTGTATTATTAATAGCTGCCTTTAAGCTTGTGTATAAACGTGATTTCACATTAGCTAAAGGCTCTAATCTGTCAAATATATCATTACAACAATCTTCTATCAATTCTTTTAATTTTTTATCAGTCATTTTGTATTTATTTAATTTATTAATTTATCTACGCTACTATTAATACACCCTTGAGTTAAAAAGCATCTACTATACCACCTCCCACAAACACTTTAGTACTGTCTTTATTCTTCCAAGAGTAGGCTCTTATCTTAATATTAAGAGTTTCTAAAACATCTAATTCCTGCTCATATGTCAATCCTTCAAGCATATTCGAAACCTTTAACACGCTATCTCTGACGGGTTCTTGCTGAATAACTTTTGCAGGAACAATAATACTCTCCCTAATCTTATTTAAAAAGTCCTCTTCAGGCAACTGTATTGAATCGTAAATCAAATCAAGAAGCTCAACTTTCTTATCTCTCGTTGCACTGCAAAAGTCACTGTGCAAGTTACGCATAAATAAGTAATTACTCATATATATATCAAATTTACTAATAGAGGTGTATATAGAGCTTCTATCATAGTTTACGCCCTTATTGTTGAAGATATCAGAAATCTCTCTGTCGTTAGAGCCGTAACGCTCTTTTAATACCCAGCAAAAGTAAGCTCTCGTCATTACGCTATTCTCTCTACGGCTCTTGGTAAATATAGCTTCTCCCGATATACGCTCTATGTTTAATACAATTTTGTTTACTAATCTTTGATTAATCTTCATCTATAAATTTTATGTTGTTTGTTTCTTTTATCTTTACTATTGTCTGAGTTAATACTTGCATATCAGAGAACTCGATTGCCTTCTTTATTCCTGCACAAGCCAAATAGTCCTCATCTTGCTCAAACTGCTTAACCATCTCAACAAGCTCTGCTCTTGAAGTTCCGTGAGACAATTCCTCTAATGCTGCGTAATAGTAATCGGTTATATACTCTTGCGTATTCTCAGGTGACATTACTTGTAGGTGTTTAGGTATATTTTTAGTCGATTTGTTATCTTTGCAGCACAAGAATTACAACTTGTTCTTGTAGGCTCGTTGGTTTTAAAAATGTAGTTGTGTATTGTAACAATCCTTGAGTAATCACTCATATTGACCTTACTTACAGTGGTCTTGAAAAAGTTAATTAAGTAGTTGTAGTCGTCTTCCTTAATGCATTCAGGAGTCTTACGCTTAAACATAGGTATCTCGTTCCATTTAGCCTGACGCTCATCACATCCGCAATCATCTCCTGCTAAGAACTTAACAACCTTCTTAATGCCCGTGACTTCCGTAACCTTAGCTACAATATCTCCAAGACCTTTAGGTTCTTTAGATACGTTTTCGTTAAACTTTGTGTAATCTACTTTTGGAAAAGAGGCTTTCCATTCCTTATACTCTCTGTAGTCTTTAGAGCGTTTGTCTATTGTTTCGTAGTAACCTTGTGATTCTAATTCTGAATAATAACTATCTTTCTTCATTTGTTTTGGTTTATAAATTGTCAGAGAGTCATCCGTTATAACCGAGCGACTGATTTTATATAAAACGTCAACTCTCCATACAATTATGTTATTCAATAATACAATTACAATACCTTTAAAATATTACTACCTTAGCGGGTAGATTCCATCATTCCTTTTCCCTTAATAGTTCGGGCGTTGTGCTAAAGTAGGTCGTATTTGTTAAGGTAAAAGAACTTGTATCACATCTTGTAGCAAATCTACAAAATTATATTGAATTACCAAAATCTTTATTAAAATAATCTTGTATTTCTTCGTAAAACTCTTCAGATATATTCTCCTTGTACTTTTTAATCTGCTGATGTATAGATGATAGACCTAAATTGCACTTCTTAGCAACCGAACGCAAACTTCTTGGTGTATCTATGCTTTTATTGTTTTTGTTGATTATAACGCCAAAATATAGGTTAAAAAGTGCTTTGTCATACATATCCCACTTCTCAACGTGGTCTTTTATATTATTAAGCAACCCTTCAAAGAACTTGTCTTCATCTATATTGTAATCTTCAGTAGGTGATAGGTGTTGGTCAGTTGCATCTACAAAGTTATATTTACTATCCTTCTTCATTGTTGTAGAATACATATTAAATAGCACTCGATAAACAAAATACTTGTTTACATCATCTCCATACATAATAGTCTTTTCATCTTTTACAAGTCTATGTAATCTTAGGTACATATCCTGAACTAAGTCTTGAGATAGCTCATACTCACAACCTAAATTACTCAACATCTTCAACCATAAAGTGTGATGTACCGCTAATTTCTCTAACATATCTCTTTTATTGTTACTTCTACTCTTGGGTTAATTCTATCTAATTCTGTAGGAAGGACAGTCTCTGTTTTTACAAAGTTATCCGAATCATCTTCCCAACAACCATAATCGGTTATGGAGTCGAGCAAGAACTTACTCACTATACTTACTACATTCATCTTATCCATCATCCTTAGAGTAGGCTTAAATACTTGATAAGTAATCTCTACGGGAGTCTTTATAACTAATCCCTCTAACTGACCCCTCATATCCTTAAAGTATTGCTTCTTAGCTTGAGAATTGATTGCGTGATGAAGATTCCTGTAAACATTTAAGTTTAAAGAAACCTTCTTATCAGGCTTAGACTTTCTTGATAGCGTTACAAATAGTGGTGATATTATTTTATGTGTCATATTATGATATCATTCTTCTTTGTAAAAAATCCATATAAGACTTATTACTAACCTTGTATTGATGTTGAGTTTCTTCACAGAACAATATTCTTTGAACAGTTCCTTGTTCTGTAAATATTGTTTTAAGTAGACTCACATCTAAAGAGCCACTTACAGGACACGCCCATTTAGGTAGACCTTGTTTAACAGCATTGTTAGTAACACTTCCAAAGTAAGGTTTTAAAGTCATATAAAGCTCCTCGGTAGTTACGATATCTCCTTTATTATAATCAACCATTTTAGACAAATACTCTCTTTGTTGTGAAGCATTACCATACTCTATCATATCCCACATATGCATTCCTTCGTGAGACTGTTTTAGTGTTAAACCAAAATAATTAGCCATATAAGCCATAGAAAAAGAAGGTAATCTAAAATATCTCTTTGCCATTCTATATATGTCAAAAGACTTTACATACCTATCCACTCTTAATTTGTGCTTTGCTGCTCGTGTATTTACCCATTTGTTATCAAAAGAGTTGTTATTTTGACCTATAACCATAGAAGCCTTGTTGTACTCATTTAAAAACCTACTTAGCATATCTCTGTCACAATGCTCCTTATTCCAAGTTAAATAATGAACTTTATCTTCGCCAACCCACTTCCAAGCAATACTTATAATTTTAGGCTCTGTTCTTAACTGTTTGTGGTTTATGTATTGCTTACCCGTCCACCAAACGGTTGCTTCAGTTCTACTTGTTTCAATGTCATAAACCATAATTTTGTCATCTACCAAGTTAGAAGCCTTAATGCTAAGGGAAAGCTCTTTTGCGTAGTTTCTTATAGTTCTTTCGGTAACACCTAAAAAATCACTAAGTTCCTCTTGAACTTTTTTCCTTGACTTGTTACTTGCGTATTGGTCTATTATTAATTGCTGATTCTTTTTACTTAAAAAATTTACACTCATAATTGTTGTGTTTAATTATATTGCAATATACATTTGTTTTTGTTGTCATTAATCATTAGTTTTAAACAGTCTTTTATATATCTGTGAATAACTCTCCTTCTGAGCCTCCATACAGCTATCAAAATACTTAGAACCCGTGTGAATATGCTTCCTTTGAAAATACACATCGCACAAGAATCCTTTATCTGTAGGAATTAGCTTTACAACATAGCCTGATTTTTCACAGGCATTCGTCATTGTTATAAAATCGGGTAGAAAATCAAGATTCATACTAAAATAATTTTATTTGACTAATATCAAACTCTTCCCAATAAATTATCTGCTTCTTTACCTCGTTTATTGATTTAGATAAATCCGTTCTTTCGCTTTTCATTTGGTCCAATCTACTGTTTAACTTGTTAATATTTGACTTTACTTCTTCGCTACTGTAAGTTACTTCTGTTTTCATATTTATTGTTTGTATTAATTAAAAATCAAATGCTTGTTCAGGTGACATTGTTGGTATAACCTCTTTCTGAATTTCCTTTACCTCCTTTACATCGCCATCTATTAGGCTAAATAAAGGCTCTTCAGTTCCTTTTTCGTAATATCTGCCGTTAGTGTGGCAGTAATTAAAATCAACAGCAGAGCCTATCTTGCCTTGAAAATTGTACTTAGTTTTCATATTGTAGAAAGTAGTGCCTTCCTCAATGCCTTTCTCTTGGTCCTCCCAACTTCTGTATATTGTAAATCCGTTATGAGTTTGGTTTCTAAAGTCAGCAGAACCACTAACACTATACAAGTCGGGTACATCATAAATACCTTCATCATTTTTATACATTTTAGTGGGGTGGGCAACTAAAATAATTAAAACATTATTGGACTGAGCGAAGTGAGTCAACTTGGTTAGAACCTCGTTAATCATATCAATCTTATTTCCTTTTGGAAGTATTACTTTATTAAACGCATCAATTACGAATATGTCAATTCCGTAGGAAATCATCTGCTCCTTAAACTTCTCAAGAATCCAATCCCAAGTAGGTAAGGTAGAGCCTTCTGCACCCGTAAGGTATATCTTTTCGTTCGCCCATTTCTCATAAGCGTCAATCTCAGGTTTGGTTATTCTTGTAGCAACTCCTTGAGTAGTTTGCGTGTCTTTCCAAAAGTTCCTGCCAACTACCTTCTCCATTAAGTTTGTGTGGTAAAGTTTCATAGGTGAATGCTCAGGTGAAAACCAACTACCCTTCATGTCGTAGTCTTTTATCAAGTTAAGAACTAACCAATCTGTAAAGTTAGACTTTCCGTGAGATGGAATACCCGTACCAACTGTTAATTGACCCCTCATCATAGAGAAACAATCCCTAAACTCCCTAAAATAATATCCCTTTGGTTTTAACGTATCAGGAAGTCCATTGTCGTATAAATCCAATATACCACTCTTCAGGTCAGATACGCTAAATGTTCCGCTAACGGGAAATCTTGTTCTTCCTTTTACAGATTCTCTTAAATCACCCGAAATTAGGTCATCGTTAGCATCTTTACCTTTCCACTCCACGAACTCACATCTATAACGCCCGAGACGCTGCGAAATCTTATCCCTAAGAGACTTTCCCTTCTCATCCATATCTACAGCTATAATAAATTTTTTAACGTCTCTAAGGTACTCTTTTGAGTTTATCCAATAGTCGTCATTATCATTTGCTCCGTTGGGGACAGATATTGCATTCTTAATTCCTATTTGGTGCAAAGCCATAACATCAAATTCTCCCTCAGTAATCCAAACCTCATTTTCCCCGATAGATGCGTTGATGTTGTAGAATATTGAGCGTGTCCCTGAAGATTGTGTAAAGTTCTTTTGGCTGTCCCTATACTTTTTATTGACCAACACGTCTTTCTCAAAGTAGTTAAACACTAAATTATTTACCTCTTTTCCTTTCTTCGGTTGGTAGAACATCTCTTCTGTGATATTCATAGCATTTAGAGTGTGTTGGTTAATCTTTCGTGTAGATTCTATATGCTTAACCAAGTTGTCTGAAAGTTCTGTGTGATTCTTCCAAGTCTGAACAGGTAACTTGTATTGCTTGTTTTTAACCTCTTTACTCTCATCTTCTCTAAAAGTTAATGACTCACACCTAAAACATTTTCCAAAGCCTTCAGCGTGGTTAATTTGAATAGAAGTATCTCCTTTTCTTTGCTTCTCTGACTGACACGTTGGGCAAGATACTTTTTCCTTACCGCTTTGTTTCTTGAGGTCTAAAGCCTCCCAATTTATAAAGTTGTTCATTAAAATGATATTTTTCTTTTCTGTTGTTTTTGTATTGCTCCCTTTTCAAATTTACTTCCACCTGATAAATCATCATTCCATCTTTCACCATTCAACCAAGCTAAACATCCTTTTCTGTATTTCTTGTTTGGGGTTGAAGCTACGTAGTCAGAAACCACCAATAAAATCTTATCTACTTTTTCTTGGCTAAGATTTATAAACTTCTTTTCTACATCCTTTCTTCCAACCTTGTAATCGTAGATATTCCAAAAGGTTTCAAAATCAAACAATCTTTTATCTTTTACTTTCTCTTCTACTTCTACTTCTACTTCTACTTGTACTTGTAGGGTAGGGGGTACTGACCCCCCTTGCCTACCCCCTTGCCTACCCCCTTCGGTAGGGGTAAATAATTCTTCCTCTAAGGGTAGTAATGTGTTACCTGTCTTATCCTCGTATCCCTTTACCTGACTGTCTATGCTGTTGGTTTGACTTATGTAAGCGAATTTAGACATACCTTTTAGTTGAGTTGGTTTAACACCTAAAAACTGTCTATCTAAAAGTGCATCAATAAATTTTACCTTATCATTGTCATTTTCTAATTCGTTGTAAACATCGTAGTAACTTCTGAAAAAGTTAAAGCCTTTTCTTTTGGTTAATTTCATAATTCTGTTTTTGTTTGTTTAGCAAATGTATAATAAATATATTTAACATCTGAGGTTATTTAAGAATAAAGCCAAAAAAAGGGAGATAAGCTAATATCTCCCTTTTAAGACCTTTAATTACTAAAAGGGTAGGTCATCTTGCTCTTCGACTAAAGATTGCTCAGGAGCTTGATTTGACACCTCTTCAGATGATTTCTTCTCAATCCTCCAAGCAGACAAACTCGTAAAGTACTTTCCTTTCCATTCGTTGCATCCAATATTAAATTGAACACTAACTTCATCACCTACTTTTTGGAACTTTGTAAGGTTTGTTACTTTTTCCTCACCGAAAACCTCAAAGCAGAATACTTGCTCCTTGCCTTCGTACCCATCATTGTTTGATATCAGGAAGTTTTGCTTCTTCCATTCTTTACCACTTGCTTTTGCAACTCCGCTTTCAACGTCTAAAAATTGCTTAATCTTACCACTTACTGCTAACTCACTCATAACTTATTTAATTTAGTTTATTATTGTTTTACCCAACTCTTTTTCTGCCTCTTCCTTTGTGATGGTTTCTTTAATTACAGTTGCCCATTTTCCTTTTTCAAAAGCAATAGAAGCACCAATAATTAAATAATTTGATGAGAAATCATATTTAAACTCACCTCCTACGTTATTATCCCATATCTTTCCATCTCTAACACATCTATGGTTTGAAGGCTTTAATCCTCTAATATTACATTCTTGTATTAATTCATTTTCTATTTCTGCAATAGTAGCTAATACTAAATCTAATCCGTAGTTGTATTCTTTTTCTAATCCTGCCCAATCACCATCTGCATCAAACCCATATCCATATGAGCGACCAAACTCTACCTCTGTCAAGAACCAAAGACCTCCATCTCGTTTTTTATACCACCTATTAACCTCTAAACCTTGATTAAATAAATTAGGAAATTCCTTCTCTATTTCTTTCTTCCACTTGCAACAAGCACTATTATGTGCTCTAATAATAAAATCTTTTCTACTTTGCTTCATAATTTCTATTTATTTAATTGTTATTTATTATACACTCCCCAAGTAAACCTAACTTTACCTCTAAAATCTTTACAAGCTAAGTAGTTAATTAAGTTGTCTTTATCGAATTGACTAAACCACTTCCACTCTTTAAGTTTTAGGTTAAAAGACTG